CATGTCTATACATATCATAGGTTGTTCCAGAACTCCAGGTTATTTTTCTCACCACCTGTTTCATATTTTCTGGAGATATTTTTTTAAGTGCTATGGCAGTATCCCAATAACCATTTTCTTCATCAAAACTATCTTTTGGCGCAGGTGGATTTGTATCCCAAGTCGAACTAGAATCTGTTGGATTTGGGAGACCTACAAAAACATAATATGAGTTAACTGTAGAACTTGCTGCAGAAACAAAATTCTTAGCACTTAGTATTCTAAACTGGTCTGTTATAATAGCGGCCATTTTGAAGTTTTTTATATATTTATGATGAGTAATCTCGATACTTCAGAGGAAGTAATCTTTGAACTGTTGGTGATGTTGAAATTCCTGCAAGACCATTATTGTAAACTATAAATGATTTTGGATCTGCTCTATTTAATTGACTAATTCTACCCCAACTATATTCGCCATAAAAACTGCTAAATCCAAATCCTGAAAGTCCATTATAACTTGTTAAACTTACAGTTACTTGAGCAACATAAGTAAGTCCAATTCCAGGAACTCCAGTCTGTGCAATAGAAACTGCAGCTACTTCATAAATATTATCAATAAATGTACTACCAAGTCCAACTATAGTGCCATCTGATCGACGTGATGTGACACCTTTACCAACATTAGAATTGAAAACCTTAAAATAGTAACCAGTTTGAATTCCACTTACTCCAGTAGTTGCAATTCCGACAGAATTAATATTTAAATCTCTTAAGAATGAGTTTGTAGGAATAAACAAGTCAAGAATAATTCCAGTTGAAGCAACTCCAACTGATGTTGTTTTAATTCCAGTAATAACTCCAAAGTCGCCCGAATACACAACATTTGTAATCAATTCACTAGTTACTGATGGAAATTCAATCAAAACTTGTGGTGGATTTGTTGAAGTATATCCACTACCAGAATTTACAACACTGATAGAAGTTACTATACCGCTGGTTATAGACGCTGATCCAGAAGCTCTAAATGTAGTTCCAAGTCCGACTGGATTTGAAATCGTTACTTCTGGTGCGGTAGAATATCCCTTTCCACCATTACTAATAACAATTGAAGAAATTGTACCTGCAGCAGATACAACAGCGGTTGCAGCAGCGGCCACTAAAGTATCTTGAGATGTTATGATTACTTTCTTTGGATCAGTATTCGCAAAAGCATATTCATTAGCACTATCAAAAAATGTCTTGACACTCTCTACAAAAATTACAGAGGAAGTAACTCCAACACTTTGAATAATATTTGTAGTCGGTTGAATAACTGGTTCGTAAAGAACTCTATTTTTTCCAATTTCAACTCCATCAATAATTTTATCTTGAGTTTGATAACATAACGTAACTGGTCTAATTAGACTTTGATTTAAACTAAGACCTGGATTAAAATAGGTATTTGTTTTGGCATTATTGCTGGAAAGAATCTCAGATACTATTCTTTCATTTTCAATTTGATCAATAGTATCACCAATTATAGTCAGTCCATCTCCAACTTCAATTGGTTCTATAATATCAACAAAAGTTACATCAACTTCACCATTACCTTTATAGAAAAGAATCTTTGAAGTATCCTCTGGTTTTGGTGGTTCTGGGAAAGTTATCGAACTTCCACCAGAAAATAGATATCCTTTTCCAGGAACTTGTAAAACATCATTAATAAAAACCAATAATGTGGATTGAATATCAATTCCAGAACCAACTCTAGATCTAATGGAAGTTAAAGTATCATTAATTTTTAGTGGGAACACCGTGGTCTCACCATCAAATAGAGAATCAAAAGGATCTATTACTTGAAGATCTCCGATAGATAATCCAGAGAAACTATCTGTGAAAGTTCTATCAACAGTAATTTGGAACTCACTGAATGTTAGGGCAATATCTGTAGGAATTCCTACAGTGCCTCCGACTCCAACGGTAAGAATTTGCCCTTGACCATAAGAGTATCCAGTATTTTTAATTTCAAAAGTGATTACGCTTGATCCTTGGCCAACGACAATATCAACGGTTGATCCACTTCCAAATCCAGTTGGAGATGAAGAACTATAAACTAAAGGAATATTACTATATGATAATGGTGCATCAATAACAACTAATGGAGGATTTGATGAAGTATATCCAACACCGGGGTTTGTAATTGCAATACTCACAATTCTACCTTTATTTGTTGTAGACGTTCCAATTGATGCAACACCAACATAAGTAATATTTGGAGTTCCTGTACTTTGTGTGATAACTCCAACTCGAACCGTTGGTTGAGATCCTGATCTATATCCAGAACCGCTATTTCCAATACTAATAGATTGAATAGTTCCAGCCACAGAAACAATGGCCGTTCCTCCAGCACTTACTAGTGGTTGATAACCAAATCCAGCAGTAGATCCAACTGAAACAATAATACCAGATCTTGGTAAAGATGTTGCATTAATATCATAAGATTGAGTTTGAGTTCCTGTGAAAGTAATTGAAGTAATACCAGCAGACTCAGAAAGGTCATAATTTCCAGAAACTAAAACTGATCCTGTGGATCTTTCTGGACCTTGGAAAATTTGATTTACCAAGACGATTGCATTTGATGTGCTAATTCCAGTAATATTGGATCCCCCAGACTTTAATGTAAAAACACTATTCGAACCATTAAATGATCCAGAAATGTCATCAAAAACTTTATTATAAAAATAAGTATCATCAACTGAGTTGACATTACCTGATTTTAAGAAAACTCTTCCACTAAACGTAGATCCAGTAATCAATCCAACATAATCTTGTTCATCTCCTCTATCAGATACACTAGTAAATGGAACTTGTCCATATGGAGCAGTTGAGAAATAAATGGCATTATTATCAATATTATAATTTCCGTTCAGTTTTGTAATAAGACTACCAGTGCTATGCGTACTAATTCCAGTTCCCAACCATCCTCGTTGAACAATTGCAACATTTGTAGATCCATATCCAAGAGTTTCAATTAACATAATTTCATTACCAATTTTTATCATATCCCCGGTAAAGAATGATGTAATTCCAGATAATGTCACTAAATTGGTTATTTCTCCAACAAAACTAGAAGTTATCGTTGTAACTGCTGTAGATACGATAGGAGACTGAATAACGTTATCGATTGATATTAAAGTTTTTGCATTCTGTTTTTTAGATCTGAAGACGTGGGAAGTTCCAATTCCAACACTTGTGATATCAAATGTTACCGCTGGTGTTGATAAAGCATCAGCTGCCGATTTTGCAAATTTTACATATAAGTTATCGGATTTAACTGCATATATGGTTCTTGGAAGTTTATCGGTTGTTCCTACACCAACGGAAGTGGTTGCGATTCCAATAGCATTAATTGAGGTTGTGTCTGATGAATTATATTCATAAGAAATTTCTTCTCCAGTTACAAAGAAATGTCCAGGAATTTTAACTGCGTTTAAACTTAAATCAACAATACTAGAATCAGATCCTAATGCATATCTTTCAAAAATTGGGAGTTGATTGCTTGTAAGATTAAATTCTTTTTTCGTGGAAACTAAAGTTCCTTCGTAAGAACCATTTCCAGCAGCAATCGATGCATTATTCAATGATATTTCTCTGGTGAAATTATTTCCTTCAGATGAATGAACCGACTGCTGGAAGACTCTTACTTGTGCTTCAATGTTTGCATTTGGAGTAAAGTGTAGTCGGGTGTTATCTCCAACTCTTTCAATTGTAAAACTTCCAAGATCTCCGTCTGTTTGTACAAATCCAAATTCTGACACATAAGCATTTGATTGATTTTTAAGAGAAACTAACTCAGACATTTGATATTGTTGATTTGTCAAGTCCTCAACAACTGCAATATAGTATGCAGCATCTCCAGTTAATGAAAATTCAGAAACCGTAGAAACTCCTGGTGCTGTTGATGAAGCAATACTTGTCAATGTTGAGGTAAGGAAACTATCATACATGATAGTTGTTCCCACTCCAACTGCAGATGAATTTGCAATTGAAACGCGAACAGTATTTACAAAGTGTGCTGTAGATAATCCAACATCTGGAGTTAAATCAATGTTTAAATTGGATCCAGACAAATACGCATTGTATGTTCCAATTCCTGGTGAACTGAAAGAAGATAAGTTACCAGTTGTTAACTGCCCATATTCTAAGAACTCTACATCAGTTCCATTATGAAGAACGCTAATTTCATCGACTTCATAGAAAGAACCATCTGTTGCTCCAATTACAACATAAACTTTAGAAGCCCTATACGTAGATGCAATTCCAACAATTGTAGTTGCAGTGCTAACACCAACAGGAATCGTTACAGTTGAAGATTTAATATTGACAATATTTCCAAGGTTATACTCTCCAGTAGATGTAACAACATCGGAAACATTAATACTTGAAAATGAAATATCATAATTATTTTCTTCTGTAAAAACTGGATAAAATACTAAAGCTCCTTCAGTACCAGCGATACTAAAATCAAAGGTTCCCAAATCATCTTGATTGAAAATTTTTCCATATTGATTCAAATAACCAAAATTATTGTCGTGAAGTAATGATGTCAATAGTACTTGATTTTGTTCTGGTAAAACTAAATCGCTTACAAATGTAATATATTTTCTATAACGATTATCGGATAATGTAAATGCGTCAATCGTTGAAAACGGAGTTGATCTAGGATTACTATTAAATTGCGGAGAAAGATCATCAATATTAAGAACCCTATTTCCAACCGACTCAAAATAATCTTGTAGAATCGCTGAATTGAAGTTAATTTGATTTGAGGCAAATCTATTACTAACAAAAATATTATTTTCTGTTACGAGATCAAAATCTGATATACAGTGAGTATCGATTGTAGAATCCAATTCGGCCAAAGTGGCAATTTCCATTTCTGCGGTTGTTCCAATTCCAATTGAATCTGGAGAAGATACAACTTGAAGATCTGCAAATTTTTTAAATCCTGCGGGGTGATTTAAATCATCTACTACATCATCCCAGTCACTAAATGGAGTATTTGTTTTGATAGAATATGAAAAATATTGATAGTAATCATTATCTGCAATTTTTTGAAGATCATTATTTAAAAATCCGGTTTGCTGTTGCCAACCTTTTTTAACTATTGAATTTGATTTGACATTATAGATTGAATCAAAACTAATTACTCGATTAATTACGGCCTCAGTTTTAGAAGATTCACCGACTAAAGTATCACCTTGCACAAATCCTTGATTTGTAGAGACTCTTACGGTATTATTATTTTCATCCCAATTTTCTATAACTCCACTGGATGATTGTGAAAATACATTTTCTCCATCAAAAAATTCATTTCTTTGATACTCAATTGAAAATGATGGAAGATCTCTTTCCGCAATTATTCTTCCTGCAGAATTAATTGGATCATAGTTTCCTGGAATTTCTGTTAAAGATAGTCTTCCAGTTAAATTATAGGAAACCGTTGCTCCAATTCCACCAATATTTGGATCTATATTGACAATTGTAAAGGACTCATATCCATAGGCTTCTGAATTATATCCTTTGGCAGTCGATCCAATACCAACACTAATATTTTCAATTAAAATTTTATCTCCAATTGCAAAGGGGAAATCTGCGACATTACTAAAACTGGATCCAAGTGTTACGACAACATCTTTACTTGCAGAAATAAATCTAATCGTACTGATTCCAACACCATTACTATTGTTTATTGGAAAAACTATTGAAGTTTCTTTATTGACAGATCTTGAATTTTTTAGAATAGAAACTTGAGTATCTCCAAGATTATATTCTAAATCAACACCTTGATCAATTTCTCTTGTTAAACGATCAATAACAATTAAGTCTGGTGCTACAATATAGTTTCTTCCAACTGAAGTAACTCCTATGGATTTAATTGAAAATAAATTGTTTACTTCTAAAATTTCTGGAATTTTTGCTGTTGGCCTTAAACTTAAATCTGAAGGATAGTCAAATCCAATATCTTGAATTTCAACTCTATTAATAGACCCAATACCAGTGCCATATGGAACTAAAACTGCATTTGTTCCAATACCTGTTGTTATTGATTCAATATATGGAAGAGTTCTATATGATAGACCTTTTGATTTTAATTTTGCTTGATGAATTGGACCATAAGCAGTTCCGGATGTAGTTTGATATTTCAATTCCCCATTGGAGGATGAATAACTTGATGCCTCTGGATAACTTAAAATTGTATATGCAAATTGAGTAGATGATGTAGAAACAATCTCATAGGTTCCAGAATATAAACTTGTTACAACTCCAGGAAGAACTGAAACTTTAACAGAATCTCCTATTTCAAGTCCATGAGTTGCAGCAAGAGAAACTGTGACTAAATTTCTAGTCGTTGTTCCTTTTAAAGTATTTTGATAGTTTGTAGTAAAACTATGAGAGTTTCCAGTTCCAACATTTGTGAAATAAAGTAAAGAAGCAGTTGTTGCAATTCCCACAAAAGAACCGGTAGTTCCAAGTCCAACTTTAATTGTTGATATACCAATTAAATTATCTCCAAGTCTTGCAACATAAACGGAAGAATTATTTGAAAGTTGATAACTTGATACTCCATCTGTAGATATTGAAACTGCAGTTCCACCATTGTCAGCATATATCAATTCTGTTCCAGTTTCCAAACCATGTTTTGGTATCCATAAAGCTCTGGTTGGAATATTAATTTGAGTTATTCCAGCTCCAGGATTTGTAAAACTTAAACTATATCCTATTCCAGGACCAGCAATTGTTCCCAATCCAACAGTTTCTTTAGGATCAAAATATATTTGCTTGTTTAATTGTAAATTAAATGTAGAAGTCGAAATTCCAAATGCCAATTCAAATCGTCTGGTTCTTTCGGTAATTGCTACTCCAGCAGCAATTGTTGTCATACCTTGCGTTTGATTATAACTGCGTAAAACTCTAACTCTTGATGAGAGAGTATCTACGTTAAGAATTTTTACTTGTTCTCCAAGAATTTGGTATATGTCGTTTTCTTTTACAACATTCAAATTGCCATTTACATTGAAGTATGTTACAATTCCGGTATATCCTGTAGAACCAACTCCAGTAGATAATAACAACTCATTAATAACTACTTTTATTTTTCCACTGGTGCTAATTCCAGTTGATGTAAAACTTACCAAGTCATTATTATTGTAAGTATGTGGATTAGTTGTATATCCAATGAACTGCTTTCCATTAGATACGGGAATCATTTGAACTCCTTCAATTACAGAAGTTGCAATTCCAACATTGTTTACTTCTTTTCCTTCAAGGAAAGAAACTTCTACCGAAATGCCAAAACCACCAGTTCCAGTATTATCAAAAACAATTTGATCACCAACTTGATAGTTTGTCCCTCCAGTTACGATACCAATAGAATCAATTCCAGATCTTGTTGTATTTTTTACAATCGATAATTGCTTTTTAATTTTATTTGAGTCTATGGCAAAATCATC